GCTCCAAGCTACAGGCTATGTAGCACCAACGATAGCCAACATAGCAGCGGGAAAGGGTCGCGCTAGGCGACCCTTTTCTATGCTCTGCGCGATCGGGTCGGCGGTTGGTGGACGCAGAGCCTCACTAGCACCCTAGATCACCCCGTCCACAGTTTCCGCCCGGCCGACCTCATCGCAACCCCCTACAAGCGCTACAGAGTCCCCTAGCTAATCCCCTGTCTGCTGACGATGGAGGGGGCGACCTTGACTGCTACGGATCCGCTAGAGATATTGGCCGGTGATCGCGCCAGTGAACCGCCAATCGAAAAAAGTTTCGGCCCGCAAACCCCGCTACAGAGTCAGAAAAGTAGTCTTTAGGAAACTTTTATGCGAAAAGGGGTTGACAGCTTGGGGGGGTGTCTGTATCGTCCGTTTGGTAAAGTCAATCAACCAGAAAGTACGAATATGTCAGATGAGATGATCTTAGGCGTCGCGTCAAGACCTAGAAACCTAAAAGCTAGACCAGTCACTGCTAAAGAATATGAAGCAGCAGTCAAGCAGCAGGCACGGGATAAGGTTTGGGTACCGGGATCGCCGAATATCTACCGCGATTATGAAAAGCTTTATCAATCGGCGATCATTCGTCAATATAACCAGAACGGACGGTAACGATATGAGTACAGAGAAAGTAACACTCTATAGTGCTTGCGAAGATATGCGCGAGGATGCGCGAGAGGCTTTCGCAGAAGATCCCCACATGGAAGATCCGCAGCAGCGCGCAAGTGAGACGGCGGATAGTGATGAGAACGTTATCTATACGTGGCGCGCCGTCGCTATCTATGCGGATTCGCCTAGTGATGTTGGAGAATATGAAGACGAATATTGCGGCGATGGTGATCTTTCGGACCGTATCACCTATTGCGTCTACCGTGCGCTAGAGGCGGCATGGATGGAGGAATGGCGCGAACTAGCAGATAACTAGAAACACAATCGGCGGCCACCAGGGGCTTGACCGGGTTCGATCCCCGCGCCGATATTCGTACCTAAACAACAATACAGAAAGCAGGTGAGTAGGATGGCAAGTAAAACTGCTAGAAAAGACGTCTATCAGATCGTGACAGATACAATCATCGAATCACTAGAACGGGGTGTAGTTCCATGGCGTCGGCCATGGGCGCCAACACTAGATGGGGTAGGTCATCGCAACCTAGTGTCTAAAAAGGGGTACCGTGGAATCAATCCGTTCATTCTTGAAGCAACTGCGCAGGCTAACGATTGGAACGATCCCTACTGGCTCACCTATAAACAAGCCGAAGGTCTAGGTGGTCAAGTCCGGGCCGGATCAACATCTACCCTAGTAACTTTTTGGAAGACGTTCAAGATAGAAGGTAAAAACGGGGAAAAAGATAAGACAATCCCGACGCTTAGGTACTTTCGTGTCTTCAATATCGCCCAAGTTGATGGGATAGACTGTCCGACAGTGGAAAACCTCTCACCGATGGAACCGATTGAAGCCGCAGACATCATAGTCAAGGGCTATGCGATGGTGACTAAACACGGGGGAGACTCTGCGCACTACTCACCGGGCGACGATACCGTCACTATGCCGATTGGAGAGTCTTTTATTAGTCCATCGAACTACTACGCAACGTGGTTCCATGAGCTAGGCCATTCGACGGGCCATAAGACACGTCTAGACCGATTCTCTAAAGACCCGTCACAATCACGATTCGGCTCAGAGAACTACAGCAGGGAAGAGCTCTGCGCAGAAATGACAGCAGCGATGCTCTGCGGGATAGCGGGAATATCAGAGCAGACTATCGAATCTTCTGCGAGCTATATCGCTAACTGGCTCACTAGACTACAGAATGACCCTAAGCTAGTCATGCAGGCCGCTGGCAAGGCCCAGAAAGCAGCAGACCTCATACTGGGCAGGACATACGATAACTAGAAACACAATCGGCGAACCTCCCGGACGGCGGGAGGGGAAGACCGGGTTCGAGTCCCAGCGCCGACCTTGTACCTAATAATCAATCAATACAGAACGGATGTGAGCAGATGACTGATCTAGAAAAACTCTGGCAGGCGGCGCATGAGGCGGCGTGGGAGGCGCGGAAGGCGCAGGAGGCGTGGAGGAAGGCGTGGAAGGCGCACGCGGCGAACGAGGCGCACGCGGCGAACGAGGCGCGGAAGGCGGCGCGGGAGGCGGCGAACGAGGCGGAGGACGCGGCAGCGGCTAGCTAACACACAATCGGCGAGCCTCCCGGGTGGCGGGAGGGGAAGACCGGGTTCGACTCCCGCGCCGACATTCGTACCAGTCAACAACACAGAAAGCAGGTGAGTAGAATGACATACCCTACCGAAGAAGTTACGGTTTATGTAAAGCAGAACGGCAGCCAACGACTGCTTAGAGAATATAGTCCGATAACACTACTCCAGTGGTCACAGATGACGTTAGAGAGGCTAGACCACAACGGCGAATATTGGCACCTTACTAATGCGAATAGTGAGGAGATGATCGACGCGGCGATCGAGTTAGAATGTAATGCTAGTGCTAGCTATGTCGGTTGGACTAGCTTCGCGCCGACCGTGCACCTAATAATCAACTACAACCAGGAAGCAGGTGAGTAGCATGGACGATAAGGTAATCAAAGAGCAGCTAAGTACAGAACTAGAGATAGCGGAGGCGTGGGCGGCGGTGGTTGCGATGGAGGCGTGGGCGGTGGCGCAGGAAATGCGACGGGAGGCAGAGGAGGCGACGGACGCGGCGGTGGCCGCGCTAGCACGGTGGGAGGCAGCGGAGTGCGCGGCACAGGATACGGCGCGTGAAGCGGACGCGCTTGAGGCGGCGCTTGAAGAGCAGTACGCGGCGGAGCGGGCGGCATGACCTACCTACTGGGCGACCCGGCAGGACTTGTGTTCTTAGCAGCGTGGACGGTGGCCGGGGCGATGATCGCCAGAAGGGTTTATGTTGTCTTTAGGTTGATGGTGTAGAGTCCGTGATGAAGTCAAACACAAACACAGGAGAAACAGAATGGACATTAAGGAACTACGCAGGAACTACGCAGTGGCAGAAGCTAGGCTAATCGTCGAAGATCAGATTCTATTCTCAGTAGAAGAAGCTCTGGCGGAGGCATGGAACTCGGCGGAGACAGCAGAGGAGGCAGGACGCGAAGAAGCAGAGGAGGCATGGAACATCGCTTCTGATCTAGTGGCAGTAGCAGAAGAAGCACGCGAGGCAGCGTTCGTGATCGCCGATGAAGCGGCTGAGGCTCTGAATGAGGCTGAGGATGAGATAGGAGAGGCAGCATGAGCGCGAGCCAAGAATATAGAGACCTGCTGGCAGCGGTGAAGGCGTCGCCGACACTGGAGGGACTGCTTGAACTAGATCAGAAGTGGGAGGTTATCTGCGGAGAAGAATCTGAACTAGACCCGGCATTCTGCCTACAGATGGAGTCTATCCCACCCCACGATGAGTTCAACATCGAACCTAGCCTAGCTGCGGCGTTACAGGTGGCGAGGGCGGGGGAGCAGTTTACAGTGAACGACGTGCTGCGATACGTCAACGTAGCACCCCCAGTGCTAGGCACGCTAGATGATGGCGAAATCATTATCTACACCGGCCTTTACCGGACAGACAACGGGATAACACCGTGGTGATTATCGAACCGGATCAGAGAGAGGAGGACGGCAGGAGGCGGCAGATGGCGACGGTGCGGGAGACGGCAACGCTAGCCAACTGGCGACCGCCGACAATACCGAAGAGAGAGGAGATGCCCTACGACTTGTTGAGGGACTTGATCTCGCTGGCTTCACCGTCAACATAGGCTGTCAAGACGTTGGGCATGAGCGCCGCTAAGGACTTGATGATGTCGGCGGCGCTGTGTTCAACCCGGATCACGTCGTGTTCGCCTCGGGCCTGCCTTGCCGTCGTGTTGGCAGCCGTCCTATTGAAGGCTAGGTTCTTAGAGATTAGTGCGAGGTCTCGGTTCTCGAAGGCGTCCGCTGACAGGCGAGTTTGGATGAGAGCGAGCGCGTCGCGTTCGGCTTGTGCGTAGGCAACCATGAGATCCTCGGACTCGGCTGCGACGCGAGAGCGCATCTCGGCGGATGCCTCCCCCCTAATCTGGTAGTAGAGATCCACGTTAGTTTGACGCCAATGCTGACCACGGCGATGAGGTATTCCAAGTTCCTTACAGGCGTCAACGCGAGGAGTGCGAGAGCCTGCGATCTCGTGGCGAACTAAGGCCCATAAATACCGTTCGACCGACTCTTTAGTCGGAGCAGTTATTGACGACATCTAGCACCTCTTCCACGTATCCTATGGCAAGGCGCCACGCTCGGTGATCTGACTGGTCAATGGCTCGGGCGGCTCGGTCAGACAGCCAGAGATTGATTAGCACTGGCGTACCATCGTTGACGGCGTAGATTGAGCAGTCTCTGCCACGTTTGGGTTCATATCTTTGTTCAATCATGGCGCACCTGTCGCTTTTATAGCGTGGTTTCTATCCGAAGAATACTGGTTAGACCGGACGGAACTACGAATCCGATTGACATATTGGACACTCACATCTTCCTCCACTGCGATGACCGACGAGCTAACATCTTTCGGAGCGGATAGGATACGGGCTTTGAGGCTCTCGGTGGTGTGATCGCGGTAGGGTGGGCGCTTTCGCAGGTGTAGTAACCACTGTTCGGCGGCGTACACCACCGCTAACCTAGCTAGATCGTCTCCTGCGGCGTTGAACAGCCTTGCGAAGCGTTCTGTATCAGTTTCAAGCCACATTCCCTTAGGAGCCTTCGCTGAGAAGCCTTGAGACTTGCGGCTCGGGGTGTTTACGGCGGCTCCTGAGCGTGAGATAGCCCGACCGTCGGCGTCCCAGCTAGAGACAGGTGCGTTGGAGGCGAACGATATACCCTTGAGCGCTATTACTAGCCGATAGATCAGATCCATCTCACGCATCAAAGAACCCCCTTCCCATGATCTTTCTCTTGGCCTGAGCTTCTCCACATCGCCTGACCGCCCAGTTCCTCTCGTCCTCTGTAAGATAGCCCCACAAGTTGAGGCTGTGCGAGTCAAAGCGTGTGTGATCTCGGCGACATAGAGGTATTACGCTGAGAGGATGGACGTATAGGGTCTTGCCTCGCTTGATGTCGTAGATTCTGCCTACCGTATGAGCTAGCTCGATCTCGTGGGAACCGCAAAGACGGCACACAGACCCTTCGTGTACCGCCCTTGCGTCCGCCCAGTTCCGGCGCGGGCCTATGTTGACCTACTCATTCGGCCCTTCGTCCTTAGCCTTGAGTTCGTCCTTGCGGCGCTTGTCGCGGGCGAGGTCGTCAAGATAATCTGCCTCGGCGTCGCGCTGGTTCTTGTAATCATCGTACCACTCCATACGGCCCTCTGATTCGTACACTGTTACTCCTTTGTTGGTGTTAGTAACTGCGGTCACGCCAGCGGAGATAGTCTCCGTCCCAGCGAGCGTGTTCCATACTGAACCTACCGTCTTTCCATCTTGATACTACCATTACTCCTTGCAGCCAAGAATCAAGGACTGCGAAGGTAGGGAAAGTGTCCCGTACTAGGCTCATCGTACCACATACTGCACCTTGACGTTCGCACCCTGCTGCGGGATCCCACATAAAGACGTGTTCACGGGCATGGGTGTGGCCCACGATTAGCGACCGGCCACGGGATTGCATACTTCTTTGGGCTGTGTTCTTCCCCGTTAGCCAACCATGCCTGACCACAAGACCTTGCGGGCCTGACACTAGCTCGACCTCGGCGTGCTGCCAGCCTCTCGGGTCAGTGACCAGTTCAATGTCTAGTGCGTCTAGCTGTAGTAGCCGCCTGATTGACATAGCTTCTATCTCCTCACCCTCACCAGTGTCCGCTGGACGAATACCGTAGAGGCGTTCTGCCCTGAGCAGCATCTCTGACTCTAGCCTGTAGTCGTGGTTGCCCTTGAGTTTGTAGCAGCGAGCATTAGGGGCGGCTTCGCGGCGTCGGCGTAGTAGTTCGTATGCTGATTGGATACATTCCTGTACTGAGGCCATGCTCGGTTCATCCTTGAAGCGGCTGATGTTCGGGAAGTCGCACGTATCGCCCAGTAGTACATGTTCCACCGGCTGTGTGTCTTCTAGCAATCTGACCAGTGCGGCGTCCAATCCCACATCGAAGTACGGCGCCTGATGATCTCCCTCTATTACGATAAGCTCTGGCTCTGCCATCTTTGGCTTAGACTTGAGTTTAGGTAGTGGTGTGACGTTCACGGCAGGTGTGAGAAGCACTAGGTGTGGCGCACGTCGGAGTGTTACCTTTAGTTGCCGTAGAGTCTGTACCCCACCACCCTTGGTCATGCCGTCCCACTCGTTTAGTGTGCTACTTACTATTATCCACTCTGTTGGATCTAATCCACGACTCTTGAGCAGTCCCTCGATGTCACCCAACTGTGATGGGTCAATGCCTATTATTGTTGTATCCTCTGTCACCTCGACCGTCTGCTTAGGTGTTCTCTCTACTTCTTCTGGCCTGCCAGCTAGCAACATACCTGCTCGTGGCTCGTGGCGCATATGGCTCTTGAGGGTAGACACACTGATGCCCAACTTCTGTGAAACCCCAGTGTGCGTCCAATCGTTCTTGGCGTACAGGTCAAGCAGCTTCTTGTCCGATGGCCACGCAACGCCATCGCTGCGACGTTTACGAAGCATCCGGTTCCTCGTATGGGTATAGGTCATCTAACATTGTTGATCCTCCGTAGTTAGTCAGTACCCGGTCAACGAAGTCAAGTGTCACGTACTGCTGTTGGTGGAGTACACCGTACAATCTACGTCCTGAGATCCCTAGGTCTGACGATACAATGTTCTGTGGTGAGGCCATTCCCGCATACTCTTTCTTCTCGGGCCTGACCTTGCGATCTGGCGACCAGATATTAGTAAAGAGTAGCTTGGATTCTTCTTCCTTGATTCTGGCTAAACACCACTCCTTGAACGGCCCGACAGGCAGATACCCGATCTTCTTTTCTTTGGGAATATCATTGCGCACCAAGCAGCTTTTACAGGTAGCAGACAGCTTGCCCTTCTGCGCACGGAAACGCTTGTCCGCCAACTCAAGATCACACCTCTTACAGACTTTCATATCCACCACTCCATCCCGGGCTGTTGGGTAAGTATTTAACAACATCTTCTAAGTCGTGCGTCTCGCAGTTGAACTCGTCTAACACTGAATCGTGTAGGTTGATAGCAAACGTATCTGGAGAGGCGTCCTTCTTGCGTGACCGCAGACAGTAAGCTAGCTTCTCATTACTAACCTCTACCGACACCTCACTACGTGGTTCCTGTAACGCCCAGAACGCTGTGAACTTTACCTTGGAGTCAAAGAACACCATCGTGGGCCTTGGATTAAACAGGGCCAGCAAAGCCTTTGACTTGCCAGTTATACCCCTTGCCCAGAGCGCGCCAGCCATACTCGGTCGTCCTCCAACCGAAGCCCGACAAGAAGCCCCCAAGGTCTTAGCCTTGGAGACTCTTGCCAAGCACATGGCCGAAGGAAAGTCCATGTCATCTATACGCATGAACTCATCCCCCACTCCAAGCATAGCCCAGAGGACTAAGCGTTGGTCTAGAATGGGATTTCTTCCTCGACGCTAACTGGAGCAACCGGACCAGCGGCCTTGGCCTCAAGTGCTTCGATGCGCTTGCGTAGTTCGTCAATGCTAGCGCCCATTCCACTACCACCAGCACCTGCCTTGCGAACTACGAACGACGGGCCATACTGCTCGGTACTCTTGTCCTCGACCAAGAACTCACCAGTCTCACCAGTGAGGTCTGTCCAAGACATTACGTTGACTAGCTCGATACCGTCCGCACTCCTACCATGGACGGTGTACTTAGTCCAACTGCCCTTTCCATCCTTACGCTCACCTGTTGCCGAAGCAACACAGCGCTCGATAGTAAGTGTCCTCGTCCCTGCGGTCATCTCTAACTCCTTGTTTGTTTACACCTTGCCTAAGCATAGCACACTAATATCGTCTCATGTTGGCAAAGAAATACATTGCCACCAAGATGACTACTACCATCGTGAGGCTCATCGTTCCATCCCTGCGGGGTCTTTCATCGCCCACTCCATCAGTCGGTGTAGGCTGGCACGTTCACCATCGCAAGCAGCGAGTCTCTCGATACAGACCTTGACCATGCCCTCGGCTATGTCTCGTTGATACTCTTGCGCGCTTGCCAGATCCTCGACCTGTGCGCGGCGCTGATCTGCTGCGCCACCCGTCGCTTGAATGTATGCCAAAGCTCTGGCCTTACGGTGTTCCATCTTTTTGTCTGCTGCTGACCTAATGGCTAGCTCTAACTCGTCTAGCGCTATGCGCCTACGCTGTGCTAGCGTGTGCGCTGCCTGCCTTGCCTCGTCGTAACTAAGCGGAGGGGCAATCACTTTAGCTCACCTTCGATCTGTTTTAGTCCGTGGAACATCTCCACTATTTTTGGCGCTAGGCTTCTAGCGATATCTGGAGTTGACTTGTACTCATAGACTCCATCCGGGCCAACGGCTAGGACTGCTGAGGCTGTTGGCAAAGGCTCTAGCCCAGAGTCCTTCATTAGCATCTCATACAGACTTAGCTGTAGCCAATGCTCCTTGTAGACCTTGCCCTTGCCGGTCTTAAGGTCTACCAGTGTGACCACACCGTCTATCTCACATAGCAGATCGAACCTGCCTGCGACCAACAACTCTGGCGAAGCAACAACAACCTCTGTCTTGATTGTACTCGGTGAGTACATCGCCCACCACGAACAAAGACCTGACACGTAGCCTCGATCTTCTTCCACAAAGCTCTCAAGGTCGGGGATCGTCCCGAACTGTGCCAACTCCTCAAGCGCATTGTGAACAGAGGTACCACGGGTGCTAGCCCTTGCCCAAACCTCGAACGGATCTTCTCCGGCTAAGGCCAAGGCTACACCTGCTCGCAGTAGCCCCGGCTTGTCGATGATCTTCAATACACTGGTGACAGAGGTTAGGCTCTCTAACCCATCCTCCGTCACCAAGAAGTACCTGTGCTGTGAGTCTCTGTAGAAGACCGTATCTCCTGAAGGCAGAACGACTAGACTGTCGTTGTCTGTCACCTTCTTGACCTTTAGATCTGCTAGAGATTCCCAGCCTTCTACTTCCCAGACTTCTTCTTCACAAACGTACTTGCCCTTGACTAGCTTGTATATGTTAGGCGACAAGCTCATTAGTATTGCTCGTTTCTAGGCAGCTAACTAGCCTGTCTGCCTGTAGTGGTGTTAGATTGTTCACTATGGCACCTACCTTCTGGTCCTTAGAGGCTACTACACCGATAGCTACCAGTGCTAGCCTTGACTTATCTTCACCAGCGGCTACGCATAGCTTAAGCACTTCTGCTGCGCGCTGCTTGGCTAGTGGTGCCTGACGTAGCTGAACCTCGTCCTTACTTGCGATGGGTCCGCTCTGCTCGATGATGACGCTACGGATAGCACGACCCCACGCTGATGTCTCGGCGTTCTGTAGCTCTGAACCATACGTGAACTCTGTCGTGCCGGGTGTCTGCTCCCACGCCATACCAACACCGGGCAGCGGATCTCCTGCGAACCTTGACGCCATCGCCTTGACCCAAACGAATGAGTCTCCGTTGGGCAACGACTCAACACCCCAGTCTTCGGTAAAGACCCGACCGCCGGGGAACTCTTTGCTAAACGCATGAAGCCTTGCTGATACGTCTACATATCCCTCTAGTCCACTCATCGCTTGCCCGCCGCTTTGAGTGTGGCATATGCCTGACACAGGCTAAGCACAGCTTTAGACGGGAACTCCATCTCGTGTGCCTTGACTGCTTCGCTGACCGCAACAGATACGGCCTTTAGAATCTGGTCTTCAACTTCTACGGTATTCATTATTTTCCTTCCGTTATATTTTTTGCTAGGGATACCGACAGCAGCTTACCATTCTTGGTAACTGCCTTCTCCACACCGTTGGGATACCGAACCACCGGCATCACGTAGGTGCTACATCCGATGAGTGCTACGACCTTGTTCTGCTCGCACTCGTCTGCTAACTCATCCAACCTGCTGAACTGACTAGACGTTAGTTGTATCATAGTCCTCCTATTCTAGGCTTTACCAACAAAGCGTATGTCGCTGTCATCGTAGCCGAACTTCTCACGAAAGCCGATGTATTCCTCGGTCTGGAATCCCGCATCCCAGTCGATGACACCATAGCCATCGGAAAGCAGTTTACGAAACGTACCTAAGTAGCACGGCTTGTCATGTTTATCGGCTTGGTCGTAATAGAATTGTAAGAGGACGCGCTGACCCGGTTCTATTTTGGGAGTATCGCGTCTCGATAGGATATTCAATGTGTCTCCTTGTTTGTTGGTTCTATACGGAGCGTACCACACTTCGCTAAGACGGTCAAGCAGAAAAACAAATAAGGCCCAACGTAAAAACGCTGGGCCTATGATTCGTCTATTAGCAGACCCAAGAACACGGACAGGTCTACAGTTACCATCCACTGTTGGCGGGACGGTCTATGTACAACGATGGGGATAAGCTCGCTTCCGGCATCTGCCGTAGCTTGGAGCATAGCGGCGGGGACGTTGAGCCTCTCTTGCCTTTTGATCTCTATGTGGAAACCATCCGGCCCTTTGAGTACATCGCCCCTACCGTCCTGCGCCCTACCGTCGCTTGTTCTAACAGCGTCGGGCCAACCCGCATCCCTTAGAATACGAATAACCTCGCGCTCTGCTGCCGCGCCCTTATCTCTGGATGGCTTCCCGCTCACTGAGCGAACTCGCTCGTTAGTCGATATGCCTCAACTACATGCCTCGCTGCGTTGAACAGGGGGGATACATCGTTGCCAGCTTCTTGTGCGCGCTCCGCTGCCCAAACACAATAGTTTAGGTAGTCGGCCAGTTCTTCACGCATCTCTAGAACAAAGTCTCTCGAACTAAAATCTCTAACAGGATCAGAGCCAGCACGACTAACCCTGAACGGCTCGATGCCCATGCCACCTACTTCACGAATGAACGTAGCCTCGAAGTCCGGATCACGTTTACGTTGGATAGGCATAGCCTTTCCACACACTAGGCACGTACCGGCGAAGCGCGGGTTCATCGTATTCTCTTTACAACTTGAGCAAGGCACCCGACTACTGCTTGGGGGGTAGTGCTGAACGAATACCAAAGCTAGCAATGAAAGCAATAGCAGCTAGTGCTACTCCTTGTATGGCTCCGGATTGTTCTCCTCCTAATACGCCAAATGCTACCAATGCGCTGATCGCAGCTACTGCCAATGCGCTAGCTGCTGCCTGTACCTTCTGATTCATCTCAGTATCTCCCGTCGTGTGGATAAGAAAAGTGTGGCGGATCTTTGTCGCCAGCCCTGACAAGAACATACGGACCCTTGAAGTTAGCAAGCCCTGCCTCTAATGCCGCTGGATCGTTTACGTCTACTGCCCCACGGGGGAATGTAGATCCTTCGTGCATAGATGTTCCGGGGTATGCCGCTGGTCTAATGCTCTGGTCAAAGTATATGTAGTGCTGATGCTCGTAGGAACGCCAGCCGTTGTTGATCTCTGCGTCCCAGCCGTTGCCCTTTGCCCAAAGCAACTGCGGCGCGATCCACTTAGCAACAGCTACCCTGCCTCGTACCCACCAGAGTAGATTAGGAGCATCGGCAATAGAGATGGTGTAGGTCTGGCCGTCATCGGTGTATGTTTCTCCTGCGCGTACAGGAATCAACCCACCTAGGCTACGAATACTTCTGCGATAAGCATAACCACGCTCTCTTTGTACGGAGCTAAATAGGGTTCTGCTTAGTGGCCTCTTTAGCCTAGCGTAGAAGCCAAGTGATCTAGCTCCACTGGCGTACTTAGGCAAGTAGCCCATCGCAAGTTTGGCGGTCTTGATCGCGGCTTTAGTCTCTGGCCCAAAGTCTCCATCCTCTTTGACCCGGACTGGCACCACGAATCTAGTAAAGTAAGAATTGAGTAGTGCCTGCAATGTTTTGACTGGCATGGTTCTCCTTATAAATAGCGTTTGCCCCGACGCCTCTGCCCCGCCTCCTATACAGCGAAGCATCACCCCAGATATAAACCATAGCAGACTGCTAAGACTAGACTAGCGAGCAGCTAAGATAATCGCTACGACAAGCCCGCTAGAGCCAATGGCAAAGCTAACAGAGGCAGCAAGGATAGATGTTCGCAGCGAACCAAGACTTGTCTCTAACATTTTGACCTGCCCATCAAGCGCAGAAACGGCGGCGGTAAGAACGGCTACCTGTGGGACTAGCTCGCGCATCTCTTTAACTTCTGTCTCTACTTCTTCAATGCGATACTTAATGTTCTCCGTACCTTGTGCCTCCATTAGTAGGTTCCGCCGCTAGGGATTGAGAAGTGTACGTTGTCCTTTGCCCCTGCGTAGACCAGCGTTGGCCCCTTCCATCCTTTAAGCCCCTTTACCAATCCGGTTGGATCAGCAACGTCAATGGCCCCGCCACTTCCCGGCGTAGTACCTGCGTGGTGCGATTTTCCCGGAGCAGCGGCGATCATTCCTCCGGCCTGAAAGTTCTTATACAAAGATGCTTGTTCCGCTAGGCCACGCCAACCAGATGTGAGCCTTCCGTCCCAGCCCCTTGACTTTGCGTACTGTAGCTGCGGAACAATCCACGCTGGTACCGCTACAGATCCCTTGTGCCACCAGACCAAGCTAGGAGCTTCAGCATTTCCAATCTTGTATGTAGCGCCATCAGAGGTATAGGTTTGTCCGGGCTTGACTGCCTCTAGTCCACTGGCTCCGACAGACGTAGTGCTATCTGGCGCAGCGGTTCCGCCAGTTGTAGAAGCCGTACCACTTGTGTCTGGAAGACCGTTAATCTTTAGCGCAACACCTAACAAAGATTTATTCTTTTTGCTGCTAAGGAGATAGTTCACTAGGATTTTCTTCTTTAGCGCTTCCCTCGTTGGATCGGCGCTAGTGCCGCCAGTGTCGGGTTCCGCAGTCGAAGCTGGCGTAGCTCCACCGTAGGAGTCAAGCAGCTTGACGCTTTCCGGCAGCCTCTCGGTCCATCGGTGCGTGTACTGTGGATCTCCACGCTGCACCTTGTCGGCCAACGCAACTGGGTCTAGCTTACCGTACTGCTTGATCGCTGCGCCCGTCTCATCAAAGTAGCGATTGATAGACGCTTTAAGATTTGTTGGGTCTTTATACAGGCTTGCCCGCTCTTGTCTCCACCCCTGCGAATCAGCGTCAGTCATCTTTGGCGAGTTGCTAAACCGTGATTCAGTCCAACCAACATTCAGCGCACTAAGCAACTCCGCCCTGCTGACGTTGCGCTTGCGGCCAATACCAATGATTGAGTCTATGACTTGCTTTGAGGTTTCGTACACGGTCTATTTTTCCTTAGCTTTTGTTCTGTCCTATAAGATCGTTATGTTTGTTCAGTACGCTGTGGTGGCAGGGTGGGTTGGGAGGGTGCTTAATCCTCTTGGTAACGACACGTTAGAGAAACGAGTCAAGGAGCGAAGCGACGAAGACTTGTTTCTCTGCGGGAATATTTTTTTGATTCTAGCGATGTTGTGCTATGCTTGATTTAGATACCGAACTTGGGGGAAGAATGCAAGCGCTAGAGTTTATCAATCGTCTTGAGCATGTTTGGCCCAACGGACCTAGTAGCTGGAAGTGTAGATGTCCCGCGCATAACGATGGTTCTGCGTCAATGTACATCAAGGAGTCTGAAGGAAAGATTCTAATCAACTGCTTTGCTGGCTGTCTGGCTATTGATATTGTTGGGTCTATGGGACTTCATATGCGAGATCTCTTTACAGAGGAACGAGACTATCTTACTCCCTACGTGATCCCAAAGAAAGTTGTTAAGCCATCTGCGTGGGACAGGCCACTAGATAGTGCGCTGTGGGTCTTGCGCGGTATTAACAGTCGGGCTTATGTTAGGACAGGAATATCAACGTGGGCTAGTTATTGCCCGATCTGCCTAAGTCATCTATCCCCACAACGATGCCTCCATATCTGGGAGCATGAAGTAGGCGGTGAGATAGGTGCTTACTGTACTCAAGGATGCTGCGAGAAGTTCATTCTTGAATACTTCCAAACCCATTCAAAGGAGAAGTTTAGTGTCTAAGTTCCTTGTTGTAATCGCAGCGACAGCAGCATTATTAATACCATCGACAGCACGGGCTAAGACGAATTGGCCTGCTGGCACATACTCTGCCAAGCGTCTTGTTCAACTAGCGGAAGCCGTTGGCCTACGAGGTGAAGGCGCTATTCGTGCCGCAGCAATAGCGTTATCTGAGAGCCGTGGACAAAGCTGGGTACAGTCAGCTACTAGCGATACTGGCCTCTGGCAAATCAACTGTGTTCACGGATATCAAGTTAGCGACCTACAGCGTCCGGGTTTCAATGCGCAAGTGATGGCAAGGCTATCGAACCGTGGCCGCAACTGGCAACCGTGGGCGGGCTCGGCCTACTGGCAGTGGATGCCAGCCGCTCGGCGAGGCTATGCGCAGGCGCATTTAACGAAGGGTAAGGGGCGATGAATGTCGGATCAACATTTAGCGGGGTCGGAGGATTCGACCTTGGCTTTGAGCGAGCAGGGATGTCCGTCGTGTGGCAAGCAGAAATTGACGAGTGGTGCCGCCGTGTGCTGCGATGGCACTGGCCCGAGGCGCAAATCTACAACGACGTTAAAGATGTCGGATGTGGAGTCGGTGATCGGTTGCCTAACGCCGTTCCCAGAAATCGGGGAGGCGATACGGACTTACAGTATCGAAAGGGGGAAGCCGACTATAAAACAACAGCCGCCATTGATCTCCTCTGCGGAGGATTCCCCTGCCAAGACCTCAGCGTTGCAGGCAAGCGAGCAGGTTTCAAGGGTGAGCGCTCCAGTCTCTTCTTTGAGTTTGCAAGGATCGCAGATGAGTTTCGGCCAAGATGGATTGTCCTCGAAAACGTGGTTGGGTTGCTCTCCTCTGCCGAGGGCAGAGACTTTGGAATCCTTCTCTCAACGCTGGCCGAAATCGGGTACGGCTGCGCGTGGAGAGTGGTCGACGCTCGATTCTTTGGAGTTCCCCAGCGGCGCCGTCGAGTATTTATTGTCGGATGTCTTGCAGATGACGGTCAGCGAGCGGTACGCGCTCTCGCCGCGGGCGGCGAAGGGAATCTTGAGGCGGGCGAGTGTTCGTGGCAATACGTTGCCGCAAGCGTTGCGGGTGGCGTTAGAGGCGCTAGCGGCGTAAAGGGTTGGCCAGCGACTATTGCCCCTCCACTTAATGCGTCATTTGGCGACAAGCTCGGCCTAGAAGATCAACACGCACTCTCTGGTGCTAGGCTATTTGTTCCTAATAATAGGACTATCGGCGCGCTCAACACTGGGAGCGGGCGCTTAGGGCATAACCGCGACGATCAGGTGGCGGTTGATCTAATCAGCAAGCCATTGTCGACGAGCAATCAGCGACTTGATCCGGGGGTCGAGTCGTTCGTGGTCGAGCCTGCGTCGGTGACGAGTTTCGCGCAGAATCAACGCGGCGAGCTGCGCGAGTCTGACCCTGTCTTATCGGGTAACAGAACGACCGACATTGAGGGTGGAGCATACGTCGGACATTGCGACTCATCCGTCCGGCGTCTAACACCTACCGAGTGCGAACGTCTGATGGCTTGGCCGGACGGCTGGACAGCAGTTGACGGCGACAAGACGCCCGACGGTCGCCGTTACGCAGCCTGCGGTAATGGAGTGGTGGCCAACGTCAGCGAGTGGATTGGGCGACGCATTATGGCGATTGAAGATGCGGGGTAAAAGACGATGGACTCTGTAGCCAACACTATCCTGCTAATACTGCTAATCACGGTCTTACTCGCAGCTTGCGTATCTGATCGGCATAGTCGCTAATATGATTCAGTATCTCAGTAACTTCCTACTATACATAGTGGAGCTTGCGATAGTGATAGGTGTTGTATTTTTAGCGGGTAAGTATCTTTAGGCGGCAACGGGGGACCGAACCCCGTATCTACACTCCCCAGAGCTACCGCTAACTCAAAAAGTATAACCAGTACTTGACTTAGAACCACTTGACTTAGAACTTGATCCAGAACTTGGTCCAAAAGTATAACCAGTACTTGACTTAGAACTTGATCCAGAAGAACCTTGGGGCTTAGTTGACCTTTGGCCCTTAACGTAATCCTTCTGTGGATCAAACGGATTCAAGAAGTGAACAAAGGCAGGCCCAATAGGTTCCTTGCTTTGAGTCGTTCTCCATACTGGACCAAGCCCGGGAATATATGTTTTTAGCGCTTCTGTAACAGCTCTTATAAGAGTATCAGTAACAGCACTATCTCCCTTTATGTCTCTTCCGTAAGGATCTTTATTTTGTAGAGCGTACCATATGCTTTTTCCTTGAGGGAAGACTTGGTTAGCAAGTCCTCCTACTGGGTCTCCACCGATACCAAGCGGAGTGTATCTTCCTATTGGAATACTGCTGCTGTCTCCTGCCCCTAATTTAACCGATCCCTGAAGATTGCCTTCGAGCGCACCAGTACCAACAGCGTATAGACCCATCTCTTTACGCTCTTCGCGTGTTGCATTAGCTACTTGGACAAGAAGGTTGGTCACAAGCGGATGATCTTGCGGCAGGGTCTTAAAGACAAACTTTAAAGAGTTCATATACCATGCAGCAAATGGAGCTATATTTTGTCTAAGCTTACGTTCGGTTGGACTGTACTTACTATACCTACCATAAGCAGTATCAACCATACGTGCTAGCTTCACTTGTTCTGCTGTGCTGGTTAAACCCTCTGCGGCTTGTTTGATTGCCTTATCAGAAAGCATCTTGAACATTGGTCCATCTACAAGATCGCTTCCCCTTAGAATCTTTCCAGCCATCGCAGCTTGTGTACGATGTTCCATCTTGCTGCTTATATCCATTACACCATCTGTGTACTTGTGCCAACCAGCAGTTGCTTGTTTCACTCCACGGGCATTAAATACCTTATGTCCTAAGTTAGCTAATCTTTCTCCCGCTATTCCTTGGAACTCATCCGCGCTAGCTTTACTGATTCTACGGATAGAAGCGGTGTTGCCTCCAGTTAATACTCTTGCTCTAAGTTCTTGAGCAACTTTAGGATTTACTTTCTCTATTTCTTTTAATACTCTATAGAAGTATTTTCTGTCGGCAACGGTTGCGCCTATTAAAAGCTGCCTTATCTTCGCTTCTATTAGGTTGCCAGCTATCCATCTAGTAGAAGTAGTAAGAACATTACTGCGAAATACTGAGTTGATTTTAGAAATTACTTTTTGCGCACTACCACTATTATCTATAGATTCAATATGCTCGTTGATATGATTGACAACTGCTTTCGGCATTAGTACCCATTCTCCGTCGGTTGTGTCTGCTGGTGCACCAGTATGTTCATCTCTAGCGAAAACATCCTTAAATGCTCCCACTAGGGATTCTGAAGAGTTGCTACTAGCTGCGTCGGATATTGTTTTATTAAGTTGTACTTCTCTACCCGGTCGTGGATTGATTCTAACGGGTATAAACTCTTGTCCACTCTTTCTATGCCCTTCAGCAAGCCTTAGAGCATCTTGGTAAGTTTTAACTGTAACGAGCTTTCCTGTACCATCTATTACGGCAAACTCTTTAACCTGCGATCTAAAGTTCTCTACGGCTTGCGTTATCATTCTAATCCTAATGATGTTTGCAGCCAGCCCTCTCTTGCTTGTATCTATTACCCCAAACCTAGTATGCACTCCAGTTCTTTGCGCTTTAGCAACTCCGGGAACACCGCCACCTGAACCTGTGCTGCCTTGGGGTACGAGTCGCTGCGTAGCATAGGTTGTGCCTGCTTGATTGTTCTCCTCTTGGTGGGCTAATATTTCTTTGGCTGATAAAGGCTTTCCATCGGAGCCAAGTAGACCGGGACGTTCCAATCCATTTTGCCTATCAATCCTTGCTTGCAGTAAGTCTGCTTCTGCTTGATCTATTCTTGCTTGAGCTTTTGGGCTAACGTTTTTCCTTTGCTCTCTCTTGATAGCAGTTTTTATTTTGTTTATATTACTTTGAGATTCTTTAACAAGTGTCTTGTTTTCTTTTTTCTGTAGCTCTATGTTTCTACGAGCCGTGGCATCTTCAATACTTACTGGAGATGAACTTTTACTTGCTTTGCTTTTAGCTGCCAAAAGATTTTTGTTAGCTACAGCAAGGCTTTTGTTAGCTTCTTGAAGTATTGCTGGATTTTTTTCTCTTCTTGCTAGATCACGCGCTACCGTTACGGCTTCTTCCGCTGCATCGTGTTCGTAGATTGCTTTACGAAGTAAGTCTGCTTCTATGTTTGCTACTTGACCCTTAGCAATTTTCTTAGCTTTGTTATCTGCCGGTGTTATTTTTTTCTTCAATCTGTTTACTTCTTTTAACGAAGCCTTTTCAGCAGCCTGTGATAGGCCTAACTTGGCAGTTGATTCTGGAGACACAACGCCACCGTTTTTCTTTTCCTCTCTAGCAATGGCTGCCTGTAATTGTTTTCTAAGTTTTGTATTTTCAGCTAAGGAGGCTCTGGCACCTACTAACTCTTTTTTAATATCTGTTACTTCTTTAATGCTTTTAGAAACGTGGCTTCTCTCCGCTCTGCTTCTGGCTGCCGTAAGATTTCTTTTAGCTGCATTAAGATCTTTATTAGCCTGTTTAAGTATTGCTGGATTTTTTTCTGCTAGGCTGCGCGCCGTTTTTACTGCTGTTAGTGCTTGCTCGTGTAGGTCTATCGCTTTGATAAGCGCGTTAGCTTCTTCGTCTGCAACAAACTTAAGAGCGTTTTGTTTTTCTTTCCTTGCGGCTGCCTTTCGTTGAGTTTCTAACTTTCTTGAATCTTTTGTCAAAACCCCGTGGCCTGCTTGAGATGCTTCTAGCTGTGCTATTGTTTCTGGAGACGCAAGACCCCTACTATTCTTGCCCTTCTTTTTTGCGTTCTTAAGTACTGTAATCTTCTTCCGTATTGTTGGCCCAGTACCCTTACTCCAAGTAGTCTCCATCTGTGAAATAGCGTATGGTTGCAGGTTGCCCATATCTACTTCGGCCTGTGTAAGGATGCCCTTTTCTACTGCGTCCTTCTGTGCGGCATCCATGCTCTCTTTGTAGATTGCTGCAATCCTCTGCTCTTTGATGGGGTTGAAGTTAGGAAGAGCCTTCTCCATCTCCGCGACGTTCTTACTAATCTGTATCTTTTGTGTTTCTGATAAAGACCCTAGGCTGTCAGCAGCTTTCATTTCCTGAATCTTGCGGGTAATGCTTTCTAACGTAGGCTTGACGATGCCCTGTGCAATCATTGAGGTAAACGGAGTGGTGCCTTTTTCTATCTTATTAACAATGCGGATGTGGCTATTGCGTACATCACGAGATAGGTCTTGTCCCATGCTCACGTTCTCATTGACTAAACGCTTTAGCGATTTGTTGCTTATTATTCTTGGATCTTGACGGTCTGCTACAGCTATTAAATCCTGCCTTAAGTGCCTTGGTGCTTTGGCTGCTCTTGCTCTCGTGGCGTCTGACTCTTTAATGTTCTTGGTGTCTTGACGCTTCTGTGCTATCGCGGTAAACAGGTCTTTAGAGACAGGTCTAATCTCGGTAATAGGACTGTTCGGATAAGTAGCCGGTACTCTACGCTCTTTTGTAATCGCCTTAAGGTTTGGACCCAAGAGGCCACGCCTGCCAAGCGTCCCAAGTTTTAGGCCAGCTCCTCTTCCAAGTGTGCCAATTTCTATAGCAAAGCTACCGGGATGTTCTATTATAGATTTACCAGCTTCTTTGAATCTCCCTTGAACAGCGAGCAGTAGCGGGTCTGTGTTGAGCAGGTTATTACCAATGTCTTTTATTGGCTTATCGTTGCCTTTGGCCCATTCTGCCGTAGCGCTTCCAAGTAGATAGAGACTTTCGGGAGCGTTAGCTATTGTGTCTTGAACGTCTGTCGCTGCTCTTGAGAAGAATATCTTTGTATCTTTTATTGGATCGCCGTCGTAACCCACGCCGACCTCTTTAAGCGCCGTTAGTCCTCCTGCTATTATTCTGCTATAAGGGTTTGAAAGTACAAGGGCGGTAGTGTATGTATCTATATTCTTGCCAGCAAAGTCTCCCACGTCTTTGATTGCGCTGCCAAGCCAGTCGTTTGGAGCTTGACTTGCACGAAGCCCCTTCCGAGCGGCGGGAGATCCAATAGATAGACGCCCCGTTCTAGCGGTAGGCTTGCTAACAACTACAGCCTTCTTAACGGGAGCTGTTGGTACTGCGCCAAAGCTAGGATTCTTGTTGCCCTGCCATAGAGGAGTCTTTACAATCTTCTTGGGTACTGAACCAAAGCCGGGGTTAGCATTTCCCTGCCATAGAGTAGGCTTCTTTGCGTTCTCAATCTTTTGTCTTGCTAGCGCGGCTTTTTGTATTTGTTCCAACATACTTAGAACCTAAAGCTCGCAGGAGTAAGCCCATAGGATGCAAGTTCTTGTAGTTGAGCAGGCTTAAGCCCAAACCGTACTGCTATTAGAGGCGAAGTGCCAACAAGCATTCTACTTCCATAAAGATTCAAAGCAGCCCTAACAACACTTTCTGGAGTTCCCGAAGGCATATTCTTCATAACTCCTGCAACAAGAGTTGGGCTAATGCCACTGATGAGTCTATTCTTTAAATCTTGTCCATTTGGAAGATTGTGTTCTTTTCTATAGACTCTCTTCTCTTCCTTGTTAAGTTTATCATATTCTTTTTTCTGATCTGTACTCATGCCAACACCGTCACGCATTATCCCAGAAATTATACTAGCAGCAACTTGCGCCATAACCTTATAACTCCTAGCTTGAGTAGGTGTTAGGTCTGAGCTAGTTCCCGCAGTCCCCTCCATTGCTTTGTTATGCCTTATTTCTTCTTTAAGAAGATCAGCCTTTTCTTTTGCGGCAGCTGTCTGCTCTGGTGTTTTGTTATCTGCTTTTAATTGAGTTATAGCTGTATCAGCTTCTGAGCTAGTGACCTTAGCATCAAGAAGTTTTTTTGCCGCAAGATAATCGCGTTCAATCTTTCTACGCTGTTCCTTATTAGCAATGCGGTAGTCACCCATCTGCTTGATAAGGTCGGTTCTTCCGGCTTCAAGTTTAGCCTGTCTACCAAGCTCTTGCGTCTGTGCCTGAGCCTTCTGTCCAATAACATTAGTAGCCATACCCTGCGAGCGAGTGTAAGCGTTAGTCCCTAGATCTCTCATTAGAGAAGCTGAAGCATTTGCTCCCGACTGCCTACTAAGGCTTGCGCGGTTCGCTAGGTCAGTAAAATCAACAGCCGTCGCCCCACGGGATTTAGCGTCTGCGTTGGCTGCTGCCTGTCGTGCTGCCTGTTCTGTTGCTGCGCCTGCTTCAAGTGTCTTAGAAGCGTCTGACGTAGCTTGAGCGGCGCTTGTGGCAGCGTTCCGGCTTGCTTCTGCTCCAGATTTAATCGCTGCTGCGTATTCGCCGTACCAGTCGCCTATGCGCTTCTCATTAGCTTTAGAAATGTTACGTGCTTCGATAAACTGTTGAAACTGTGGGTGATACTTTGAATAGGTTTCTGCTTGTACTTGCTTGTCAATAGTTTTCTCGTCTGGTGTATCAAGCCACGCCATTGGATCTACGGGTGCTGGCGCTGCCTTGGCTGGTGCTGGCTTAGCTGCTAGCGCTCTGGCTGCCGCACTCATAGGAAGCGATGGGGTACCCTTCTCTTTCCATTGTGTATAGTTGAACTGTCCGCCCGCGCGCTTGTATCTATCATAGAGAGGCGTCTTGCTTACTACTTTAGGTATTGGCATTATACGCCCTTCTTTTGTTTAGCCCACTTAAGCGGGAGTAGTGCTGTTTGATTGTTGTTTGACGATTCTGCGAGATACGATTGATAGGCTTTTTGATCTGAACCACTTAGCTGATTAAACTGTACGGCCATTTGACTTCCGCCAAAAGCGTTGCTTTTAATAGAAGTAGGTGCGTATCCCGGACCCTTAGCCTTCCAAGCCCAAGGTAGTAGCGCCGTGATACCACTCTTCTGTGCTTGACTTAAATACTGTTGATAGCCCTTCTGGTCTTCGGGCTTGAGCCTGTTGAACTCTTTAGCCATCTGAGGCCCACCAAAAGAATCTTTAACGTTTGTTGTTAGTTGGCCTGTTGTTGTGTTGACCTTGCTGCCACCTTGATTCTCGGCTTCTACTTTAGGGGTAAGATCTAGGGCTGGATTCGCTAGTCCCCTTGCGATACCTTCTCCTTGAAGCGTAGTTATATTAGCGTCTCTTGTCTGCCCAGCAGTCTGTAGCCCTCTAGTCAGTCCCGTGTAACGACCCTGTGCTTCCTTTACAAGGGCATCGTTCTGTGCAAGATTTTGTTCTGTATTATATCCTAGATCAGCTTGCGTTGATCCAGAGTTAAACTGTCCTCTTTGTGCCGCTTCTTGATTTGTTCTAAATTGCGCTCTTTCGTATGCTTTTGCAAGAGCCGTTCTGCGGCTAAAAGGGTCTGTATAGTTTGTGCTTCCACCTTCGTTATATCCATAAGCACTACCGATTGCTGTTCTATCTGCACCTGTGTTGGTTTCAGCATTTGCGTATGTGGTATTTGCGTTTAGTATTCCAGCTATCTCTGTCGCGTCTGGTTGCCTTACTTCAACTGGTGCTAGGACTTGTCCGGGGTCAGGGCCAGACGGAGCTACTGGACCCTTAGGTGCAACCGGATTCTTAGGTGCGCCACTCTGCTGCCACTGTGAGTAAGACATGCTGCCCTTGTTGGCTTTGTATTCATCGTAGCGTGGGGTTAGCTTGGTAGGAAACGTGCCACCAGTTCCCGTCGGAATAAATGGTTTAACAATCTTAGGTATTTTGGGGCGTGTTCCGCCTGTGCCGATAGTAGCCATTATGTTCCCTTAGTTTCAATAATATTACTTACAAACATTTATCTGACTTTCCGTTGGTAGCACTAGGCAATCCTAATGGCTGTTATGTATCCAGCAGCACCAGACGCAGCAGATTGAGCGCGGAGTGTTGAGGCACCGTTACGTGCAAACAGTGGATGCACGTTGGTGTTGACAGTAACCGTCATCGAAACTGGCATTGATATAAGATGTGAGTGGGTGGTAGTTGTAGTTGAGGTTTGACCACCACGACTGTTTGCAACTTCGGCAACTGTGGTGGCGTTCCAAACACCTGCCACTCCATCGTCAGCCGTTGTAAGGTTGATGACTGCGCCACCAGCAGTTACAATCCATGTCCCGGCGGTAAGTGTAATAGTGGCGCCAGTGTATTTGATGTCACCGCTCAAAGCTCCAGCAAGCGTTGTGGTGGCCCTTGCAGATAGAAAGGTGTTAGCTGCCGCACCAGCGGCTAGTTTGGCACCCGTCACACTAGCGTCAGTAATCTTGACCGTAGTTACAGCATTGGTTGCTAGCTTTGCCATAGTCACATTAGCGTCAGTAATCTTGGCGGTTGTCACAGCGTTGGTTGCTATAGCAGCAGTAGTAATAGCATTATCAGAAATATCGCTTGAATTGATAGGAAAGGTTTGAGCAACCGTATCAAAGTTATTTTGAACACTGTCCATCCCCTGAACGGCTTGAAGCGGTAGCGTCATGTTGCGGACTCATACGTTCCCGTAATGCTCAGGGTATCTGAAGTAGCCAGTGTGTAGGGGGCAGTATTAGTAAAAAGCGCACCCCCGCTTGGAGCGCGTACTACAAAAGTATTGCTAGCATTATCGTGGGAAGCAAAGTAAGTTTCTCTAACGTTAGCGCTAGAGTCAAAAATAATACAAGGACCAGAACTTGAAGTACTAAGAGTTGTTGCACTAGGGGGAACTGGATAACCAAAAGTGTAGGTACCGCTACCATAGTTTGTGCTACCAAACACGATGTGCATACGAAATGTTACTAGCCTACCAACTTTACTATATGCACATGAAAGCGTATGACTTGCAAGGGTCGGATTACTAGTACTACCAGTCCATGTGGGAGTGTAAGAAGTCCACGCACCAAAGTTGCCAACAGCAGCAGCCAGCTTTGCAGCCGTCACGTTAGCATCGAGGATCTTGGCTGTAGTAACGGCGTTAGCTGCGATCTGTGTTGCTGTAATAGCGCTAGCACTAATCTGAGCCGTATCAATAGTGTTGACCGAAGCCTGAATAGATGCTAGGTTTGTATTAAGATCGTTTACGTTCTCTGGCGTACCAGCGGTAAGTGCTACTGTATATGTAAGTGGTGCCATTTCTATATTCCTTGTTCGATGCTTGGGACTCGTGTTTCGCGCATGTTGTAGCCAATCCTAGTAATAGTAAAAGAGTTATCAGAGCTTGCTGTTAGTAGTCCAGTTAGGGTCATAGCAAATACTGTTCCACGCTTTGCCTCTCTAACCATCAGTACAGATAAGTTTGTTCCGCTTCCCCATACATCGTTTGAGTCGCTTCCGTCTGCCCACAAATCGCTTGGGTTGGTTCCATCTCCCCAGAGATCTGGCGTAGGGTATGATATTTGTTGTGTGGAAGCGCCAGCGTAATCTACTCCAGTTCCAAACTTGAGTTTCCCGGTTCCCCAGAGCTTAGTCTCTCTTAGTGTTTTAACACTAGGACTGCCAAGGTTAAACCAACCAGAAACCCACTTAGTTGTTATTGCCGATCCAGCGGTACTAGAAATCAACGTACAGCCGTCTGTTTTATACGAGCTTCCTAGAACTGCGATTTTAGCAGATGTTTGATGAGAAAAGAATAGGCTTGGAATTAATGAGGAACCAAAGGAAGTAGAACAAACACCACCCATAGGTATGTCCCAGACTGACCACCACTTGTTGCGAAGGTCATAGACAAGCACAAGGTTGTTAGTTATGCTTCCACCAGTAGGGACGGCAATGTATAGCTTCTCTTGGTGCCAAGTCATAGACGAAGCACTGACAGCAGCTTGGTTTAACTTAGAAGATGAAAAGAACTGCGCTGATGTATTGTTAAAGAATGGATCAATCATATCTGATACTTGTACCGGCGCTCCTCCGGTGGTCTTATAAATACCTTGAGCAGACATAAAGTACAGACCATCTGAACCAACTGCTACACAGTCCTTACCAAGAGCGCCAACGCCAGTGTCTATTGTTCTGTAGTTAAAGACAACGGCAGTACCAGATTGATTAAGGCTTTCTCCATACATTACAAAAAACTTAGTCTTCTTAAATATGAATACTGATTCACCCCAAGAAACAATTGCGGTTATTGGTTCACCATCTCCGGGAGAAAGCGATAAGCTATTAGCAGTAAGCCAAGTTTCTGGTGCATTAACTTCACTAAAGTAAACCGTTGAAGGGTTTGTTATAGCAGCATTAGGACCATCTACTACCCCAACATATCCACCAGCTACAAGTCTATTAGTTACTGGCGTAACTTCTAATAGGCTTGCTAGTGGCATTGCAAGTCCCGGTACGGCATTAACTGTTGCGGTAGGGGCAGCAAAGGTTGCTGTTGACGGAGTATATCTTCCTATGGTTGTTGTACCATCGCCAAAGTAAACGTTGTTTACCCCAGCAATACCAAAGCGTACAAAGTTCCATCTGCTCGCAGCCGTAGCGCCAACTCTGGCATACGGAACAGATAAAGCATTAGCGCTGTCCATTGTCTGTAGGTTTGCGCCAGCACCAATAATAAGCGTTATACCACTAGATCCAACTGGATGAACGGTTTGTGGATTGGCAGCAGTTGCGGCGCTGGCAAACGCATATCCAGAACGTTGAGCTATTGCCCCTCGCGCAGTAAAATCAACGTTTAAAACGTCAACACATTGCGTTGGATCTGTAGCATCAGGCTGATCTCGTAGATTGAGTCCTCCGTGAAAGCTAGAGAACTCTACCGATCTATAAGCCATTAGAAACCTTCGTGACGATAAGTACCAGAAATGTTATATGGTCGATCTAGGTTTGGCTGTAGGTAGGCACGACGCATCTCCATAACCTCACCATCAATCTTGTTCTTTAAAACAGTGGCAGCCTCAAAGTTGTCAGAGTCCACGTAAGCCTCATAAACGGCCCTGTCGATCCATACGTTATGGTGCCTAACCGGAAGTAGTGGAGAGTTGACATCAACGGTTAGCTGCGGCTCGTATGCGATGTACCTAACAAGAAGCACATCAGTAGTATTGGTGGGATATACAGAGAGAGTATCAAGACCTTCTCTATACCAATAGATTGGAGAGCCAACTGTCGTTAGGTCTGGATAAGAGTCTGTTAGCGTTCTACGGTCTATTGGTACTAGCACATTCTGAGAGTTGCGGTCAACACAAGATTGAATAGCGCGCACATCAACAGCACCCGTAAGTGCTACTGGGGCTGGGCCGGTAAGAGTACCCTCTAGCCAAGGCCAAGAAGCCTCTGCGGACAAAGAAGCAAGCGATCTATTGAGATAGTTATTTATACGCGCAGCAGTAAGGTAGTCAAAACCTCTTGCTATTACTTCTGCTCTTGCCTCTGCTAGTGTCATTTCTTAAATCCTTTGTTCTTCTGAGGCCATTAGGCTTCGCGTCTCCTGCGGTCAGCGCCACCGTTAACACGGTATGACCAAGGCTTATCAGTATCAAAGGACACGCTAGGGTTGTCGTAGGCCTTTATACGGCCAGCAATCTCGTCTACCCTTGCTTCCTTGAGCTTTGCGAAGTGGGCGGCTTCAGCGGCTTCTCTGCGCCTCTCCATATCAGAAAGCTCTTTAATGCGTCCCGGCCTGTGCATATCTCGTTCTTTTAAGAACTCAATAACATCCTCTGCCGGATCTCTATACCCACCATCAGGCGTAGTAATAGGGAAGTAGCTATTAGGCCCAGTGGGATTATCGTATTGAATATGCCAACGACCCGGCCTAATGGCTGGATCGCTAGCATCTTCATTGCCCCATACACAACTTAGCTCTCGACCAAAGACCTGCCTAAGCCTTTGCGTAAAAGCCTTGCCTGCGTGCAACTGTCGGTTGACATGTTGATCAATTTGAACATTGATTGGCAGTAATAGTGTCATAGATTATTAGTTACCAATAACCCTTACTCGACAAATGTATGTCGAAAGGTTAGTAGTAGAGGTTACTTCTGCGGCAAACGTTGCCGAAGCAGCGGCCCAGAAAGCCTGTAGCTTCTTGTTCGTGTAATCATACTTAGTATGAACAGCAGTTGTGCCAGCGGCAGCAGCAGCGGTTTCACTTGATACGTGTGAGATAGTCGTTAGTCCTAGTGTTGACGGAATAAGATCTTCTCCACCCGTAGCATAAGAGCTATCAAAGGTAACAGTGGCAATAACCTCACGACTATTACCATGAATACTACGACGTACAGCAGAAACAGTTAAAGCCATAATACCTTCTCCTTAGTGTCCGATGATGTTCTCTCGGATTCTTATTAGTACAAAAAATAGGGGCAGGAAAGCGATTGCCTTCCCACCCCTATTATATCAACCAGTTAGTCCAGTAATGGCTGCGTGGCTGTTACGACGATCAGTACCTAGCTGGGCCTTGTAGAACAAAGCGCCGACAAATGCGGTGCTGCCTTGCTTCCACTCTAGTGTCTTACCACCAGTGACCTTTGACTGCCAGTATGGCTGATCTGATTGAACAACAAACAGACGATCAGACGTAACGAAGAAAACGTTAGCATCTGGGCAGTCTGGGTGAACTTCAATCCCCATCCCTGCGAACTTCGTACCGTGAACGTTACCAGCACCAACTTGATCCGAAGCAAAGCGAACTTGCATCTGGAGCAACTTGTAGAAGTTCTCGGCCTGCTTCGGTGAGAACACTACATAGTCAACCTGATCGCCAGTCTTCTGGTAGACAGCACGCTGTGCCGCGTACAACACATCAAGTGTCAACGTGGTAGTCGTGGTGTCAACCGAAGCTGCCTGCCAGCTTGGCTGTGCGGAAACACTCAGTCCACCACAATCGGCAGTCTGAGAAATGATGTTACGCAAACCGTTCATTTCATACGACGTGGTTCCTGAACGGCTGTTAGCAATCGACACATAAGCGGCTGTCGTAGTGCTGACAGATGCTCCAATGGTAATCGTTGGGGCAGTAGCGGACTCTGAGACAGCAGTAATAACGGTATCTGCCGTAATGCTAGCCTCTGAAGCCGTAGTACCAATATCAACAGTCAGACCCGGATGGAGCCAACCGTTCTTGATTGCGTCATAACCATAACCACCGTTAGCAAACGTATCAAGCGCAACGGTAGTAGAGGTTGTGGTAGTTCCACACTTAGCAATCAGTGCGTCGCCGTTGCCGAAGCACTGACGAGTTAGCTGACGACGGATGGAGCTAGTAGCACCTTCAACTTCAGTATCAATAACCGAAGCAACCGAAATCTCAGAACCATCGGTTCCGTCGATAGCGGCAGATTCAATGTTGATTTGCTGGTAGTGATGCGTGTAGTTCCACGCAGCCTGTGCCAGTCCAACGTTACCAGCAGCGTTCAAAGCAGACACGCCACCAGCAGGGGCTACGCTGTAGCCACCGTTGCGGTTAGTCTGGATTGGGGTAAGGATCTGCTGACCAACCTTACCACGGGTCTTCTTCTGAACCTTCTCCAAGAGAGGGTTATTGTCATACAACTGCGATTCAAGACGTTCCTGCGTCCAAGTTTCCTTGAGTGCGGCGTCCATTGTGGCGAGTGTTGCGCCCATTATTTACTCCTAGTCGTTTGCGTGTGCGCGCATAATAGAAGCCATTTGCTCCTGTCGTGCATCACGATTACTGAGGTCAACTACTTCAGACCCCTGACGCCCAGAAGGTGCTTGTGGCGCTCGCTTACTAGCGAGATACCTTTCTACAGCCTTTTCTTGAGCAGCTTGAAACGACTTAACGGCTCCGGCAACATCCATCTCACCATTCTTAGGTGCCATTGCTAGGCCGTGGTCAAAGATCAGCGAGCGTTCTTCGTCTGAAAGATCAAGATGGCTAGTAGCTTCATAGATTTCTAGCTCCAACTCCTGCTCTAACGAACTAAGTTCAAACTCACGTTGCTGTTCTTCTTGAGTCTCTTTAAACTGTTGCCACTCAGATAGCATTTGAGAGTTAGGATCTGGTTCTTCATATTCATCCTCCTCCTCAAAAGTAAATCCAAGCGCAGCTAAAGCCTCATTCTGCGTTTCAGGGTCTTGTAGAGATGAAAAGAAATCCTTATACATCTGGGACTCGTTCTCAATCTCTCTACGCTCGTCGGCTAGTGTCTGCGTCTTTTGCGTCCAAGCTCCTTGCATCTGCTTGTATGCTGGACGTAGACTTTCGTCGAGCGTTGACGGATCAAAGTTCTCGCTAAAGTACTCTGTTTCCTGTGCCTGATCCATCTCTGGGGGCTGGGATTCCGTATCAGTAGGCTGATCCTCTACTAGAGGGGCCATTTCTTCCTCAGTCATCTGAGGTTCCTTTCGTTAAGCCGAGTCCCATTATTGGGTTATTCAGCATTGGTACTGCAAGTTATTTGCTAGGCGTTCCACCCGGAGCCGACACTGGGGAACCCGGAGCCGAAGGAAGCGGCGGGGCGGTTTGTGGTCTAGCTGCGTTAGCCATTCCAAGACCTTGTGCCATCTGCTGTTGGGCTTGAGCTTCCTGTGCCTGCTTGTCGGCCTTTAGCTGCTCGTGTTGCTGCATTAGCAGATTAGCGGCCTCCTGTGGCCCCTTGCCGAGCATTGCGTAGTCTTGGGTCTTCATCCACGACGTAAGAACGTGAAGCGCAATATCGTGGTTATCGAAGGGTCTAGCAACTGGGATCTGCTCTGGGGCGGTAAAGCCGCCTTCCATATCCTTGATTGCCTGAATAGAGTGGTTTGTCCAAGCAATATCAAGTTCATAGTCTTGGATAAGATCTTCAGCAGTGCCACCATTGATAGCAGACATAGCCTGTTGTGGGCTGATCCACTGTCTATCTGCGAAGTTAAGTACACGCTGTTCAATAGCAGCACGAGTACGTGGCTCAATGCTTCCCGAATAAACCCTTACGTCTACCTGCCCGCGTAGATCAATGCCACGGAAGTCCCTGATTACGTCCCAGCCGAACCTACCACGTAGTCGTAGCAGTCTAGTCTCTGTGTAGTGCTTCTGTACTAGGTAAAGACAATGCCTCATTAGATGTGAGTGAAACTCTGCTAGCTGTGAGATAAAGGCAGAACGACGGTTAGAGTCGCGCTCTAGCAAACTAGCAATAGCTCTACCGGCCTCTACTCCGTGTGGGATATCGTTTTGAGCAGCGATACGACCGAGCATATTGATGGCAGAGTTCTTCATACCTTCTAGCTCTGGAGGAATCGGTGGTACTACGCGCCACTTAGGTTCCATTCCTCCTACTGGGATGTACTCAAAGACTGCTCCCGGCTCATCGCTAAGTCTTTGCTGCATAGAACCGATAGGAGCCATCACTTGAGGATTAAGCGCTAGATTCTTCCATTCTACTTGCTTGTTGCCGCAGTCATTAACGATTCTCTGGGAATCAATAAGGTCTCTTACAAGCCCACGATCACGGTCAGAGTCGGCATCAATCATATAGCAGAGCTTGTGAAGTACCGGACTACCTAGGTCTGGGCAAGGATAAGCCTTTTCTTCTTCGATCAAGCGACCGTTGGCAACCGTTACCCAACGCCCTAGTGGATTCTTAACTGTTGGTAGCTCAAGATAATCAGTAACCATTACCATTTTAGAAGTGTTACGGCGTCTGTCTGATGGTGCTGCCGTTGGGCTAGATGCTGCGTCTGACACAAGCGGCCCACCTATGAAAGTTGGAGAACTCTCGATTGAGATGATTGGTCGTGCTTGGCATACTACGTGGTAAGGACTATCTTCAAACCTACATCCCGGCTCCCAAGAGACTTCGTTACGGCCAAAGACGCGAATACGAATCTCACCCTCAGCAAGCCCTTCTACCGGATCTACGACCTTACCAATGGTATTGTCAAAGTAAGGCCACGCAAAGCCTTCATCGCCCACTACAGCGTGTTGTACGACCTTCTCTGTGGCTTCTCTGATGTTCCAACGGTCATATCCGAACAAAGCTACCTTCTCGGCAGTCCTTGCGGCGTTTACGTCTCGTGGGTCTGAAGTGGATGGATTGATCTCGTAAGATGGAACTCGTTGGGTAGAAGCTGAAACTTCTTGCTGTACAATGTCTGCGATAAGATTGGTTGTCTGGCGTACACGATGGCGTGGCTTACCTGTACCGTTGGCATAAGTAATCGTTGGCTGCATCTGTAGACCATTGCCGTCAATAAAAGAATACTGGTTTCCACGAAAGAACTCCCAGCATTGATTGATTACAACAGAATCTTGGCGACCGTTAGTAATCGAACGTTGAATCTTTTCTAAAATATCCGAAGATGGTTTGCGGGTTGGTTGTAAACCATCAATAGGTGGTCTAGGATTAGTTGCCATTTAATTCCTCACGATTGGCCCAATGCGCACCATCGTCATCAAATGGCACGAACCCCAGACCGTCAATACGTTCCATTGTCTGTGATACTGCTACTTCAGGGGCTTGGATACGTTGGTATAGTTCTTTACGTTCTTGTGCTGCTTTGTGCATAGTCCATGCTAGAAGCAAGATAAGTAATGCGCAAACACAGCTAAGTACGATCATTAAAACTCTACAACCAAGACGGTAGAAGTTCCGCCGACAGAGATTGCGTTGATTGCTCCTGAGTACGCAGCGGTTGTAAACGTTCCCCCAACCGGCAAGAGTCGTAGGCCGGTGTTTGCTACAGCAGTACCACCAAAGGATACATAAACTGCTTGCGTAGCGTGATCGTTGGTAATCGTTACCGATACCCGCGATGGGTTATTAGCTACTAGTGCTGTGGAAGACGTTGTAACCGAGACTGCTGACCCTGCGTTCTTGGCGGTGTCAGTTCGTAATACTGGATAAGATGAACGGGAAGCTGGCATTATTCTTCAACTTTCTTTGGGCGGCCTGTCTTTTTACGAGCGCTGAAGCCGTGGGATTCTAGGAGGTCTATTGCGTCTACTGATCTGCTTAGTTCTTGATTTTCGTTTCTTAGGAGTTCTACTTCAGACGTAAGACTTTCAACTTCTTCATTGGTCTGTCGCCATTGTATTAGGGTCGGATAACCAAAGGCTTGTGCCAATGTCTCCATCCCTCGTTTGCCAACATAAACTCTGCCCTCCATTGTGGGCATATTGGTTCCTGTGTCAAATAGTGGTCCTTCGGATGAACCTGTGAGTGAACACATATGTGGTGCAAAGATTGCTTCATCGACTAGGCCGGGCATTAACTCATACTCCCCATTGGTGGACTTGGTTGAACGTAAACTTCTTCTGGCATAGAGAAGCCGGGTATCCAGCCTCTCCCACGCCTTTCTGCTACTTTAGAGTGTGCTACGTTCCAAGGACGGAACATCGCACTATAACGAATACTATCAAGAACGTGGTCATTCTCTTTAATAACAGCAAAACTGGTGTGATTAGAGTCTATTCTGTACCTTGCTATCTCCCAGATCGTCCTCGGACAGTCACGAGAGATCAGCCATTTATCTCCAATTAACCTACGCTTAAGTTCAAATATGCCAGCTTCTACGGCGTTCTGGCCGGGAATAGTGTGTATTCCCTCACGGTGAAAGGCTCCGGCTACTTGCTCGGCGTTGACAGCGTTACGGTTACGCGCAGAAGGGTCAATGACGAAGATTGGCTTAGGGATAGACCATTGCTTTAGTTTTATCCGTATCTGCTCTACAACCTGTGGAACGGTCTGTCCCTCAAGGATAAGCTCGTCGAAGGTAAGCATTACGTTGTCGTTGTCGAAAGCATTAAAGGATACGCCAGTAAAACCAATACCGGGGTCAATGCCAATAATGATTGTCTGACCAAGGATATGTTCCCTAGAAGGCGGAGCAATAATATGTTGTTCTTCGGAGAACTCATCGAATACCATTCCGCCAAAGTGTACGAACTTACCTTCTTTACGAGTTTTAATCTCATCGGGGTGCATACCCCGGATAAGACTCTCTATATAGTTCGGAGGTAGGTTGCTAGCATTAGCTTCTGTATCAGCGCCCACAGCAAAAACATTGTCTTCATTGCGTCTCTCCCATACTTCGTCAAAGGTCCAAGACATTCCTAAGAACGGAGTCATTGTAAAACTGATGCGTCCGCCTTGTGGGGCACGCAGACGCGCACGACATTCGTTGTAGATCCTACGTCCCTTTTCTCCACCCGGCTCCTCGTCGAAGTGAACCCAATGTAGTGTCGCCCCTTGGAACTTATCTACGTCCTGCTCATAGGTAAGGAAGTCTATCCACGAACCATTCTCAAAGCGTAGCTTGCGAATCTGCTTCTCATATGCTTTATCCCAAGCGCCACCAAGTAACTGGTTACGTGGCACCCAGTCGCGTAGCGCCTCAAAGACAACGCCTTCCATAGTGGATGTAAAGTCAGGTGTGACGATACGACCAAAACACGGCGGCTCAAAGAGTTTAAACTTCTGTAAGTGCTTAGGAACTACGTTGCGGTCAACACACTGTAAGAGGTCGTCAACGACGCCAACAGTAGTCTTACCGGCTCCGTTGCCACCGGCAAACATCTTTACTTCTACCTTACCGGCACTGAGGAAAGCAGCCTGTGGTACGTTGGGGATGAATCGTTCTAAAGGATTTACTTCATAGACGTGAGCAAGTTGTGCTAGCAGTCTCTCTGCCTCTGCTCTATTTGTTGGATCTAACTTATCCAGATTGTTTTGTACGGCACTCCATACGTCTGACAAAGTTATCTTATCCTTTTAATCGCTCACTACGCGCTAGTGCTTTACTGTGAACAACCCTAACTGCTTCAACGGACGTTGGGACTGGTTCTCCCCAAGCGTGGAACATCAAAGCGTAACGAGTAGGCTCTCCGTTAGGTTTCTGTAGTGGCGGTACAGTTTTGGTAAAACGCAAGGCCCACGCGACCCAACGCTTCTTATCTGCCGGAGAAGCTGTAGAATAGTTCATCACTCCCGGCTTTAAATCACTACCCTGTGTACGCTTATAGAAAGCTCTTCCGGCTGGAGTCAATCCACCCTTGGGGTTCTTATAAGCACTCACGGCTAATACTCGCTTGACTCTACTGGCTTCTCTGGGCGACCTTGATCCATACGCATATCTTTTGCGGAGCTTTCGTGAGCCATTTGCTTCTTATGCTTGGCAAGTTGTGCCGGAGATAGCTTCTTGTGCAACTTAGCCATCTTCTCTGCTTCCATCTTCTTCATATGCTTCATACGCTGTGCTGGGGTCATCTTAGCGTGCTTCTGCTTGTGAGACATTCGTTTGGCCTGAAGTTCAGGCTTCATCATTGCATACATTGAGTTCATCATTACTTTGCTTTCTTGATCGTATCGTAATAAGTTGGCATAGTAAAAGGAGCTGAATTACCGTTCAACATTTGTTTAGGGGGCTTAGGTATCTTGCCTAGGTTACTAGCCACGAGTGTCTTGGGATTAAGTTTAGCTAGTTCTTTAGATCTACGCATTTCTTCTTTGGCTGCGCGCCTCTTAATGGCTAGCTCTTTGACGGCTCTATTGTACTTTCTATTCCACTCTGCTTCGCTGTCTTGGCTGTTTCTACCTGTAAGTGCGTTCCACGCCGACTCCCATGAGTTCATATCTAACCATTTCCTATTTTTGAGATTGACTCTACGACGGGGAAAAGGCAACTTCTCTCACCGTCTGGATCAAATGCTTTTAACGACTCTAAGTTCTATCCCAGCCTCTGTAAGCAATAAAGCATCTACGTGGTAGAACTGGTCAGGTTCTGCTTCGCGTGCCCTTAGAACGCCTTAGAACTGCCTTAGACAGAGTTGAAATATATATGGGGGGGTATGTTTTGTATTGAGATCTTTTAGGGGGTTTTCTCTGTAAGGGGTCGAAGCCCCTGTGAGGGGGTGAAATGCGTGTGCTAAGGGTCATACACATAACGCGCGTGCGCACGCTCGCCCCCACCCCCGGCCCCGGTCGTGTGTGCGGACGCGCGGTATGCGGGTGGGTGCGTGTAGTCGGTAGCGGTTTCCGCGCAGTGCCACCAAACATACCCAATACTCGTACCAGTACGGAGCTATTGAAAGATATTCCCACAACCCCGACGACCTGTGCTACGCTGCTCTTACAACAATCGAAAGGGGTTCGGAATGACCGATCTACAGACACTAAAAGAAGCATCCCGCGAGGCAGAGCTAGCTAAGCGCAAAGCAGAAACCGCGAGGCAATATGCTTGGGAGGCTTTTAGGGTTTATGTATCGCCACAAGACTCACCCGCCGCAGCTGCTGCGAATGAAGCATGGCGCGGTGCGGTTACGTCGGCCAAGGTGGCAGCGGCGGTAGCGTTGAACACCGCGAAGAAGTATGCGGCGGATGTAGCAGAGGAGGCTTGGCGCGTCGCTAAGGTAGCGGAGAAAAAAGCATGGAATGTGCTAGAAACTGCTTGGGCAGTTGCGGAGGCAGAATCATGTAGCCTAAAGCGCAACGATGAAGTGCGAGCGGAGGCGATGCGGGCGGCGGATGTAGCAGAGGAGGCTTGGCGCGTTGATAGGGCAGCAGAATGGGAAGCATGGCACGCGCTAGAAACTGCTTGGGCGGTCGAACGGCAGACACGCTCCAAGCTACAGGCTATGTAGCACCAACGATAGCCAACATAGCAGCGGGAAAGGGTCGCGCTAGGCGACCCTTTTCTATGCTCTGCGCGATCGGGTCGGCGGTTGGTGGACGCAGAGCCTCACTACCGCCACCGATCACCCTGCCCATAGTTTCCCTAGCCGACCTCATCGCAACCCCTTACAGAGCCCTACAGAGTCCCCTAGCTAATCCCCCTACCTACTAGCCATCGAAGGGGTGAACTTGACCGCTACGGATCCGCTAGGTATTGCCCGGTGATCTGCCCAGTTAGCTACCAATCAAAAAAACTTTCGGCCCGCAATCCTCGCTACAGAGCCAGAAAAGTAGTCTTTATGAAACTTTTATGCGAAAAGGGGTTGAAAGTTTTGGGGTGATCTGTAATCATCGTTTCAACAAGTCAACCAGAAAGGACGGTGAGTAGCATGGACGATAAAGTAGAAACATTCTGTCATAAACGTGAATCAGAACTAGTAGATTGGCTATCCCAAACAGTAAAAAACTGGGACAAACTAGACGATAGTAACCGCGAGGCTTGGACAGTAGAGTGCCTAGAATCACTAATAGACACTAGCGTATGCGAAGTCCGGCCTTGGTATAGCTATTCTGGCAGGCCAGAAACGTTCTACGCGGGCGAAGAATAATCAAACACAACCAGAACGGACGGTGACGACATGAGTACAGAGAAAGTAACACTTTACAGTGCCTGCGAAGAGATGCGAGAGGATGCGCGAGAGACTTTCGCAGAAGATCCGCACATCGAAGATCCATTCCAACGCGCCAGTGAGGCAGCAGAGGGGAGCGAGAACGTCATATATACGTGGCGCGCTATTGCGATTTATGCCGACTCACCTGGCGACGTTGGCGAGTATGAGGACGAATACTGTGGCGATGGCGACCTTGCCGACCGGATCACGTATTGCGTCTTCCGTGCGCTAGTGACGGCATGGTGCGATGAATGGGGAGAGCTAGAGGGATCAAACTAACCACAATCGGCGAGCTTCCCGGCAGGTGAGGGAGGGGTGTACCGGGTTCAACTCCCGGCGCCGACCTTGTACCTAAACAACAATCAGAAGGGACGGTGACGGGATGGATCTAGATAAGGTAATCGCAACGATCGACATCACAGAGATGTCCACAGCAACAGACGACTTTGACACAGAGAACGGGCTAGGATTTGACGAGAACCTCTCAGACACCGAACAGATATATTATGTCGAAGTCACTAGGGCAGATGTTTGGAGCTACTCTGGCGGTCGATTTGCGGAAGGGTTAGGCTATGGGTTGACCGATTATATCCAAGACATTCTTGACAGCTATGGGGTTGGAGAATGGGACGGGGCAAATACGTCATACGATCCCGACGGATCGCGCTGCGAGGGTGACGGCTATACGACCTATGAGCGATGGGCGGAGATAACGATATTGGATCCAGACACTGGCTACCTTTCCAACTAACCACAATCGGCGACCCTCCCGGCAGGTGGGGG